GCCCCGGTAGGCACCGTCTCGTAACTCGAAAGTGGCATCTCGCCCCAGCCTTGGACTGGCTGAGGAATAGTCACTTCCGAATCCGTCCTTCGCCCTGTACAGTAGACTGGCTACTGCTCCCTCGAAATTACTTACCGAGGAACACGCCATTGGCGTGGGGGCTAACCTAAGACCCAACCAGCCCTCCCAACCTTCCCGTGAGGAAAGGACGAAAGAGCTGTGTTGAGCCTCATCCCAGTTGCAGACTAGGCCATCCGAATCGCCTGCGTGAGCAGGAACTCGAACATGCCTAGCCAAGCCTCTAGGAATCTGCCGCACAACGGACTCCCAAACCCGCTTATAACGCACGTCACACCAGTCAGAGACAGGTGAACGGCGATTAGCGAGCCTACGAATGCCATTAGCGAGCAGGAAGAGGTCTTTAACCTCCTTAGGAACTTCCTTTTGTAGGAAGGGACGGACGTCGTACCCATTGTAATAGTCCTTACCACACGATTCGCGAAAAGGCCCTGAGCGAAACGACTTCCGCTGATTAAGCGTAAAGCCGAAGAACTCAAGGACCTCCTTAAGCGTCTCGTAGGCTTGGGCCGGTACAATGATATCATCTCCGTACACGCTAACCATTTCTGGCGCGCCTGAGATGATACACGCCGAAATTGAGAGAGCCCAAAAGATCAGACTCTCCAATTCGAACGTAAACCCGTTCCCCATTGAGGAGAACTTCTCATATACGAAAGGAACCCCATCGAGCTCACCGACTTTTGATCGGCAAGCATCGAGAGAACCGAACCAAGCCTCCGGAAGGAGAGCTCGGACGACCTCTTTCGACACAGTATCACTGGCAGAAGAGAGATCTATCGTACTGAGAAAACCACGGATCGACCCTTCCCTGGCCAACTGTTGGTTAACAGATTGGTCATCGAGGTTGATTTGAGCAAAGGCGCCGAGTCTCCTGCGGATCATACGCCCTAAACCTAATTGGGCGTAGATGTTCACAAGAGGCTCAATCGCGATTGCTCTTTCCGTCGTGGCGGTTTTTGGTACAAACGTTACTCGATTGCCTGGTACTAGAGTCAAATCGGCGGGAGAGATAAACGGCCAAAAGCCGTCAATCTCAATACCGGTAAGACTCCGGGCCCACGAGGGCGAGCTCATCACGAGCATGGCCCCCGGCTCCTTAAAGTCATGAGTGACCGAAGGAGTGACCTGCAGCTTGTCATAAACGGACGTGAGTCCGCGCACCTGGGAATGATTAAACGTCCCTGGGCCAAAACGACAACTACTGAGCCACTCGGCATAACTAACGTTGTCGCCGAGAACCTCTCTGATTTTAACGCCCGCCAAGCAGAATGCCTGGCGCACAACGCTCGTGTACCCTTGCGGGTTGAGCAGAAAGGATCGGATACGAGCATTAGTTTCCCTACACTGTGATTCCGCCTCGAAAAACTTCTTCTTAGCGGCACCTTTCGGGTCCAAACCTTCAACTTCGAAGGGGGTCTTCCTCAGAAAACTGACAGCTTGGTAGTCGTCAGCGAACTGAAGCGGATCATTATAGGACTCGACATCTACGGTTTTACCCACAAGTTGTGGGATATCTCCGTAGCGCAGTAGAATCTCGCAAGAAAGCGAGACAGGGGTGTCGAGCGACTGAAACAGTTCAGTAGCAACCTCACGAAGAACGGCAAAGCCATTGACTTCGTGTTCCCGCGCCGTTGCGGCGAGGGACCCGAAAAGTGCATTACGCACTTTTCGGTCTCGAGATCGGTGCCCTCTCACGAGGGCACCTTGAGCGAACGGACCCACTGGATGATCGAAGCGATCTGTCCAATGGACCGAACCCCCAGACCTATACGAGATGCATCACGACCAACGGACTTCAGGCTCGCTTCCAAAACCCGAGGGTTCGGATAAGAGTAGAAGATGTTGATTTGGCTCAACGGGATTCCGTTAAGCTGAAACTGAAGCGTACAAGTACGCTCACGCGTATCAGTGCCAACAAGCACCAGACCGCGAGTACCGACAAAAGTCGAGTACGTTACCATGATGTTAACCTCGTAGTTGGTTTAAGTGGGGATCGCGCCGGTCTCGGCGGCGGATTTGACGATGGCTTGCGCGACAGCTTCCTTGAAGCGCGCGTAAGCTTCGTCGACTTCCGCTACCGAGAGTTTCGCCGGGCGAAGGATCTCGAAGTTGAAGGTCAGGGTCCCATCGAGGGCCCCCGTCGTACCGTTGACGACAGGACGCGTAAGCTTCCCGTTGATGCGGTAGACTCCGTTCGCCTTGTCGGCGGGGACCTTACGGCCCACGCGCAGACGAGACGTGCTCAAGATCGAACTGGCGCCACTTTCCGTCCACTCGACGAAATCCGGAGACCGGGTATCGACGGCGAACGTGACGTTAACGCCAGCGTTGTTCTTGAGGGTGAGATCGGCAGCTGCTGCCATGTTGCTCCTAGAGAACGGCCAAAAGGCCAGGAATCGCAGTCCAAGAGGGTAAGCAACGGATACGGACGCCTTCGGTAATCATCGCGAGTTCGCCATCACTGACCTCGTCGAGGGTCGCTGCCAGAATCGGACACGGTTTCCCGTATCGATCCTGAAATACAGCGGCCCATCGGTTAAAGTCAGCAAGGAGAGTTTTGCGAATTTCTGAAAGCGCCGAGTCCATTACGGTCTCTTATATGCGGGCACCCGCCGGAGGGCGGGCAGACCTGAGAAGCGCCAAACTAGTCACTAGCTTTTGGAAACCAAAAGCATCGCGATTTGCTGGCGGATAGAGATCCCAGGGGTTAATTGACAAGACTGATCGATTATACTCCCTAGAGGTCACGTCACAGTGACGCTTCCCCGATATGTACACATAGGGACCTGAGACATACTTACTCTCAGGTACGTCATATGTAGCATACCAGGACTTCTCGATCGATTGAACAGCACGCCGGATGGCGATGCCGTTCAGGGCGGTCATGCTTGTCAGCCAATCACCGACTGAAATAAACCAGTCGATGACGAAGCTATAGGGCATAACCTCCCATGCATACAGTTCCGGATTGGTCACTCCGGTCTGCTGCAGCGCCGCTAGGTTGGGGCTTGTCAGCTCAACCCAAATCTTCTGCTTCACCGTAACGTCAACTTTGCAGTGACGTTTGGATGGCACAAGTGGCTGAGTCATTCCGTATTCGGTCTGCATGACCACCTCGTCGTAGACGAAGGAGTTCTTGACAGACTGTTTAACGTAATAACTCGGCCTGCGGCCCATTGCCTGCTGAGCAAAGAACTCAGCGGCATTCTTAGCATCGTACATTAACGGCATCCAGCCGTATTTGTATTCCAACCAGGTCTTATGAACCCGGGTGGGGCCGATGTTAAGAATTCTGGCCACCTCCTTTAGGCGGCCACGCCTGAACGCCCGATAGGCGCGATCGATTTGCCTGGCTTTACCCAGAATCAAATCGGACGTCTTCGAGGCTTCCTTAAGCATAACAGCAATGTTAGCTTTTTGGTCAGCGGTTTTCACGAGCAACTTCACAGTACACTCGTTAATCAACGCGCTCAGGCCGGTACTTAAAGCTTTATCTCGGAAACCTTTTCCGATGTTATACTTCGTAGTACCGTCCCACTCCCATTGAGGCGGAGTGGTGATGAAAGGCCCAGACCCGTTCAAATAGTAACTCCGACCATTCCAGAAATCTTGGTTGAGATTTCCTCGATAATCGGAGTACGGATTGACCGGAAGCTGGTCCTTGGGGGTGCTGGAATAGTTCGGTGTCTGCTCCCAAGAGCGATCTCGGAATTGAGTCACGGCGACTTTCGAAGCCGCGGCCGGGTTCCAATTACTCTTGATGACAGTCACGAATTTCCTCCAGTTATGACCGTAGCGAGAATTCCACGCTACAGAGAGAAAAAGGACCAGGGCTCACGCCCTGGC